CTGGGGGGGCATGTATTCTCTTCCGAAGGAAGAAATACATAGGGGGTTAGATTCTTAGAATAAAGAAGGGAGTCGGCGGTTTTGGTCTGTTTCGACTCGGAGCCGATTCGGACCACTTCAGCCGAGTCAGCTGTTTTGGTCTGTTTCGGATCAACGTAGATCCAGTCCTTCGGGTCATTCACGCCGATGTCGCCCCGGGCACCACCCTCACGGAACAGCACGCGCCGACGCAGCAAGCTTGAGACCGCCTTGGAGACCGTGTCAGGATGAGCGTTGATGGCTTTGGCGATATCGGTAGCCGGGATGCGTTGAGCACCTGCCCCGAAGTTGATGGTGGCCTTGGCCACGTACAGCACAATTTTCATCTCCCGGGCCGGGAGATCGATAGCCAGCAGGCCATCCATGAGCTGGTTGTCCATCCGGGTGAACCCCCTGGACTTGTCAAGTGGGACGATGTTTGTCATGCTCCGATCTCGTTTGAAGCTGTAGAAAGAGCCGCCCTGCCAGGCGGCTTTTTTATGCCTGCAATTCAGGCGTTATGGGTGTCCGGCACATCCGTGGTAGCTTTTTGCTTCCACACGAAAAGGTCCAAGGAGGCCGGACATGAAAGTTGAAGGGACTATTGCGGCGGCGAATCTAAACATCGGTCGATATGTTGTGAGGTCGCCTGCGGGCTACCTGGTGATGGATTTGATGCACGGGGTACTAAACCTCCGAGACGTTGTGAGTTTCGATCCCACACATCTCGGTCCGGCTTGGTTGATAAACCGCACCACCGGAGAGCCCGTCGAAGTCTGCGTCGAAGCACTTCTTTCAACCCTACGAGCAGCAGCAGCTCTAGCGGAGAGTAGATAACCCCGTTCTGGAAGTGCCCCCCAAACCAGGCTCGCTTAGCGAAGCGCCAAATTATCTTCATCGCCACCCTCCTACTGGTTAAATTCACAGCTGGTTCAGATCACTACTAGAGGAATGCCAGTCCTCGCATACTTCACGCAGACGACTTGGCCGGAGCGATGTCAGCCAGCAGTTGTTTGGCCTTTAATGGCTTGCCGTTTGTTTTTGCCAATTCGGCGATTTTTTCCGCGTAGCGGGTCTCGCCCGTGTATTCGGTGCGCGGTAGGCAGCCAGAGGCCAGCCATTTGTAAACAGCACGCGGGGTTTTCTCGCAGACGACCGACACAGCGAAGACTCCGCCGGCATCGCCGATCGCCTTCTTGAGTGACGTCATAGGGCCTCCTGGTGAAATATGAACTGTCAGTACATACTATGTCGGAACTGAAAGTACATGCAAGCGCATGCGATATTGAACCCATGGTTCATATCGAAGAAATCAGGGCGGCCTTCGCGACTCGCCTCAAGCAAGCGCTTGCCGCCAGCGACATCCCTGCATGGGGTGCAGGTGCGCGTCTTGCTTCAATCGCTAGCGTCACCCCGAAGGCGGCCAGCAAATGGCTTAATGGGGAATCCATGCCTGGCGGCGTGAAGATGCTTGCACTCGCCACCGCGCTCAAAGTGCGCCTTGAGTGGCTGGAGTACGGAAAGGGCGAGATGGTCGATGAAAGGCCAGAGTTCGACGCTAACGTTGAGCCGTCTGCGGGTCCGGTGCGTTATTACAAATACCCTGAAATCAGCTGGGTACAGGCCGGGATGCCTATGGAAGCTATTGAGCTATCGAACGTGGCCTCCTGCGAGGTGCACCCTTCCGACGCCTGGGCGGGCCCTAATGGCTTCTGGCTAAAGGTCAAAGGTCCATCGATGACGTCCCCGAACGGCATGTCCTTCTCTGAAGGCATGGTCATCCTGGTGGCTCCCGGCTTCGATGTAGAGCACGGCCAATATGTAGTCGCGAAGCTCATTGACTCCAACGAGGCAACATTCAAGCAGTTCATATGGGATTCAGGGAAGGCATACCTGAAGCCCTTAAATCCCGCCTTCCCAACAGTCGAGATGGACGGCGAATGGTGCCTAGTGGGGCGCGTGGTTGATGCCAAGTGGCCGCGTTCCGCCCTCTAGTCGACTTTTAGCAAGACTTCGAGAGCCCGCTTCTGGCGGGCTTTTTTTCGCCCAAAATTAAATTATGTACTTTTGGTACTTGATTAATTTGAACCTTAGGTACATATTTGCCTCGTCGCCGGATCGACACCGGCCAGCAACGAAGGCAGCGATGGACAGGCCTCAACAGTCCAGAGGGGTGGCAACTGCCCCGGGCGTGCAGCGTAAAGCGCCGATGCAGTTATCCAGCGGGAGAACAAGCCGAAAGGCCCGCGGCTGGAGGAACAACCAGAAAATTGCTGCGCAACTGACGCCAGTAGCGGGTCGCGGCAGATTTCACCGACTGGCCTTGGCAACAGGGCCAGACGGGAAATCACACCCGAGATCAATCATGGACACGATCACTATCGGCGCATGGATAGGCCATCTCGGCCGAGGCCTGGCGCCTCGCGAATTGCAATGCCTGCTGGAGGTAGCGCAGGGCTTCACCACCAAGGAAATTGCCAAGCACTTCGGCATCAGCGAGAGCGGTGTAGAGAAGCGCATCGGCGACGCAATGCTGAAACTCAAGGTTGCCCGGCGCGCCGCGATGGTCGCTGAGGCCATGCGCCGCCAGATCATCAGCCCGCTCTGCATCGCCCTCGCCGGCCTCATCGCCATGCATGCGGTGATCGACGACAGCGACCCGATGCACCGCGACCGCCGCGCTCCGGAGCGCCGCACCGCCCAAGTTCGAATCGTTCGCAAGGCCGAGGCCTTCGAATACCACGCCTGACCCATCCGAGGATCACCCCATGCAGACAGCAATGCACCCTGCTTTCGAGCAGAAGCTTGCCGTGCTCGCGGCCCTGCTCGAGCGCAGCAAGTCAGCAAGGATCGAGGCGCACGCCAAGGTCGGCCAGCCCGCCCCACGCTTTCAGGCGTCGAACAAGGGCAGCACTTGGGATGTGGTGGAGATCGCTACCGGCGCGGTCCAGGGATTCGCATACAGCTACCAGGCGGCGATGCGCTTTGTCGATGCCTGCGAGGCCGGGGCGGCGAGCAAGACAGGCGCGCGGCAATGAGCAAGCGCACGCCCCACAACATGCGGGCTCGCCTGGAGCGGACGTGCCGGGCCCTGGTCTCGGCCAACCACGCGGCCGTGGTCAACGTCGACCCAAGCGGCCTGCAGGTGCTGATCAACTGGAAGAACCTCAAGCAGATCCGCGTGCGCCAGGTCGTCGACGCCGTCTGCGATATCCCGCACCGGTGGACCATCTATCTCAGCGTGCTTTGTCGGACTGAGTTCGGCGAGCGGTACAACAAGTCGATCGAGGTTGCACCGCAAGGCAACTACCGCGCCGAGCACCTGATCGACGTGATAGAGGCGACCTACACAGACCTGCGGGCCACGGCCAATCCTAATCACCTGGTGGCGGCCGGCTGGATCGCTATCCCCACCGACACAACGCTCGACGAGGCAGAGGCCGCCAAGATCTTTGCCGCTGTCGGAGCCTGGAATCAACAGCAAGCGCCATGACGACGATGATCCACTATTTACTCATTCGACAGCATCACCCACCAGTTCGAAGTATGTGTAGGTAGGTTTCTTGTTCTCTGCCGCCATCTGAATAAGATAGAAGCCATCATCGCCTACTAGACGAACCTGATGCGCATTAAGAAGATTTCGGATTTTAGCACCCCAGGTACTAGCCTCCTTATACAGCATAGAATACTTGTAGTTATCGCCATATGGATTTTCACTATGGAGAACGCCGCCACAGATCTCATACAACTTGATGAATTCTTCAAGAGAAAGATAAGGCTCCGTCACTTTATCCAGTCGTACAGAGGCGCGCTCCCCCGGGGTATCCACCTGATTTACAGGCTCCGGATAAAAGTTCGGATTGAGCTTTTCAATTGCCTCTACGATTCTTCTTGCATGCCAGTCACGGGCGTAACTAGCCCTTGCCTGCGAGTACACATCAAAATTGGCCACTAGCGAACCAAACGCAATCAACTCAAGAATTTTCCGGTACTGCAAATACACCACTTCGACATGAATTGGCATGAAGCCGAGGTTAGCCCTTTCTTTCAGAATTCGGTTAATTGCGTAGGTCCTGTCTTTAACCTCGCGCATCAGATCACAGTATTTATCAACGCCACCATTCTTCATGTGAGTTCACTCATTTGATTTTCGAGTCCTGACTCGGCCCCGTGCCGATCACCCGTAATACCCCATCCCAAACCAAATTGCCACTATGCCTCATCCGGCCACGGAGGGCGGCGCATGCATGGAGAACGCCATGATCGAGGCCACAGAGAAGCAGCTCAACCTGCTCTGGCACACGCTGTGCCTGAAGGCAGGATGCCGCACCGGCAACAGAAACCACTTCCTCACCAGCCCAGGCTATGACGATTCGAATAACCTGGATGTGCTGGTGGCCGCCGGCCTAATGACTCGCGGCAAGCCCCCAGCGTTCTGCTCCGAGGATGAGGGGGTGTATCGCGCCACAGACGAGGGCAAGCAGTTCGCCATGGACAAGCGGCCACCGCCCCCACCGCCGGCGAAGCGTACCAAGTTCGATGCCTACCTCGACGAGTGTGAGTGCTACGACGGCTTCGCTCACTTCCTCGGTATCAACATGCCGCAGTACCAGCAGCGCGGCGAGTGGGGTGCACGGGAGTACCGGATGGTGCGCTACCCCCGCGGCAGCGCGTACCGGCATTACCGTCGCCACTACGACTTCGCGCGGTGGTCACCCTACGAAACGCTCGAAGTAGTCGGCGAGTGGGCTCCGACCCTGAAGGAAGCCAAGGCAAGCTACAAGGCCGCACTCAAGGAGTTCCGCGCCCGACCAAAGCTCCCGGCCAACGACTTCGATCGCCTCTACTCCGCCTGACCCTCCGGCGCTGCCCGCCAGGCCTTCCCCGCAAACGAAAACGCCGCCCTGATAGGCGGCGCTGAATGACCGAGAGCAGGTGCTACCAGGTCTTCGGCTCTGACTTCTTGTAAGAGCCACCGGTCATGCACTTCTCGACCAGGTCTTCGCGAGCCTTGTTGTCTGGTAGCGTTTTCAGGTAATCGGGCTGGCAGTGTTCAGTAGTCGGCTCGTAGGCGGCAGTGTCGGCGGCGTCTTCTTTGCAGCCGGCAAGTCCTGTAGCGACCGCCGCCGTGAGCATAAAGGCAAGCGAGCGCATCATGGCTTGAAACCTTTATCTGGGGTCTTTGGAGGCGGGATGTCCCAGAGCTTGTCGCTGGACTCCTGCTGTGCTTTTGCTTTTTGCTCGTCTTGTGCTTCGAAGCAGCCGCTGAGTGACAGCGCAGTAACGGCGACAAGCATGGCGCCAATGATGGTACGTTTCATGAGGTTCCTTCCTGTGAAATGGCCGGGCGTTATACCAAAGATCGAAATCCATCGCAAAACCTGACGCCCCGCGCTGCCCGCCAGCGCTTCAACGCTTATCGTGAAGCTCGGGAGGCCAAGCGCTCATGAACCACATGATTCCGGGAATCAACAAGTAGATCCAGTTCTTGCCAGGGTATACGCAGATCCCAACAGCCCAGACAGCAAGCAACGTTCCGCCCGCTCCCCTCCTGCGCTTCGGCGTGAACCACTCCTGAAACGTCTTATGCCTCTCCCGCAATCCCATTACCACTCTCCTTGTTTGGTAAGCGGCGAAGCATATCACCACGAGTTACTCCACGGCGCTGCGCGCCATCCCCTTCACCATAAACGAAAACGCCCCCTTGAGTTCGGCGACGTTGGGATCCTACGGAAAGCAGCGGCTCACGGCACGTAGCCCTTGCTCTTGCTCCGGTCAGTAGGGCCGCCCATATCAAAAAAGTCCTTAGAGTTCTGCTCTTCGATTTTGACCTGCTTCTCTGCTTCTGATTCGAAGCAGCCGCTGAGGGACAGCGCAGTTACGGCAACGAGAATTGCTCCAATGAGGGTGCGTTTCATGAGGGTCCTTCCTGTGAAATGGCGGGCGTTATAGCAAAGATCCACCCCTCCCGCAAAACGTGGCGCCGTGCTATCAGCCAGCGCCTTCCCCTATTCAACCATAACACCTGCCCGCACGCAGGAGGGACTGCGAAAACATATAGTAGCTAGTTAACCGCAGTACCCGCCCCGTCATCACTAGCTTGAGGTCTTGCACCTGCAAGTTCGTATGCCAACAACCCATTTACCAATGAATCAACTTTTCGAGTTAACTCATAACGACGACCGTACGCATCGATACACACTAACCTGTAAGCAACAAAGTCTTTCTTCAACAGATCGACATCACCCTGAAATTTGGCCCACCCATATATAGGAACCCCAAGCTGCATCAGTTTGCTTTTATGATAAATTACTTCATCATCGGGAACGCTTATCATTGTACCATCTTCGAAAGTCACCGGAACTGGGCTAGATTTCCCATACACACGTTTCAGAGGCTCCCACCCTCCTCCTTTGATCTTTACGTCCAACTCACAGTCGAGCAAGTGGATCGGGCTTTTTCCCGGATTAACTAAATAGATGTAAGCGATGAAGCTCGACATAGACCTATGGTCAGGAAAATTTATTATACCAGGGATCACAGACAGAAGATTGGCACGTATGGACGATTTTTCAGAAATGTGACTATACATAATCGCCGCCCAACCAGAGAGAGCGAACATTCCAGTAAATGTTTCAGCCATACTCAAGCCAACTGCAAAATGCAGAACACCAAATATCACTGCAAACGCCAAGCCGCCAAAAAACACTATAATTAAAGCGCGGAATTTCAACATTTTTATCGATCTAGCCCTATAGTAAGAAGTGAATGATAGCTCAACATCGATGCGAGCCCTAACTAGGATACAAGTTTAGATTCATTAGCCAATCACGCTTAGTCGCAACGGTCTAGTTTGCCATTTTTCACAAATAATTTTTCGCTGCGATATCGCGGCTAAGGCGAAGCTATGCCCCAAGCTAAGGAAATCCCGACCCTACTCAGCGGGCCGATGGTCCGCGCCGTTCATGAAGGCCCGAAGACAGTAACCCGGCAGACTGTGAAGGCTCAGCCCCGTACGAAGGGCGATATCGGCACCTACGACCTTGGCCAGCCCTTCACCCTGCCCGAAGTGCAACGCGGAGGCATACGCCGACCACCAGCGCAAGATGAGCCAATGATCCGCCTCCTGCTGCTGATCACCTTGGCCGGCTGCCAGAAAGCGGCTGAAGCCACCACGCGCGTCGCCTCTGACTTCAATGTTGACCGGCTTTTCACCATCGAGGGGTGCACCGTCTACCGGTTCTGGGATGGCGGGAGCGGCCGCTACTTCAAGAGCTGCGCCGGCTCCACACCGTGGCGCGAACTGTGGCAAGAACTGCACGCGATCGAACGGCGTCACCGGTGGAAACCACCAGGCCAGCAACTAGCGCCAGCTCTCCCCGCACGAAACCCAACCCGAACCTACACCCGCTCTGGCGCCTGGGCGCTGGATTGATGAGAGGTATCAGCTGTGAATGATGAGCAAATGCTGCGCTTTGCGGCGAAAGCTGCAGGGCTAGAAGTCCGCTGGACCGAAGAAGATGTTTTTAAGGGGTCGTTTCTGCGAAGGGTCATCCCGGAGCCGCAGCCACCTGCTTCGAAATGGCTGTACTGGCGGCCTCTGATTGATGACGGCGATGCGTTCTGCTTGGCCATCGATCTCGGCATCCAAATCCACGTAGAGGGCTCAGGTGATTCCGAGGCTGTTTGGGCCGATGACACCATGATCTGGGTGAATAGCGAGTTCATCCAGGGTGACCGCAGAAAAGCTGCTCGCGAGGCGATTGTGAGCGTTGCCGCTCAGCGCGGAGAGCAGATGCCATGACCGACCTGATCGAAGTGAGGGTATCCAACCTTTCCGGTGAGGCGCTGGGCTGGGCAGTCGGCAAGGCCGAAGGCTTTGATGTGTACTTGGAGCCTCCCGGCTACAACGGCGTGCCTTGGCGGGTCTTCGCTCGGTACCAAGGCCAGGCCATTGAGCACACCAAGCGCTTCAACCCTTGGGAAGACTGGGCGGTAGGCGGCCCGATGATCGATAAGCACAATGGCAGCGCACAGCACATCCCCGGCCTTCCTCAGGATATTCGCTGCGCTGGTGGACCTGCCGACGCAGGATGGTGCTACGGCCGAACAGCTCTTGTCGCGTTCTGCCGAGGCTATGTCCGATTCAAGCTCGGCGATACCGTCCAGGTGCCGAAGGAACTGGTCGCGTCCGCAACCCATTAATGCGGACGCCCAAGCTCGAACTACCTTACTTTCTTCAGAGGATTCTGAAGAAGAGC